CCACCGCCGCCACCTTTATATACGGCTGTGCCAGCACCAATGAAAGTGCTTACATCATCGCCAGCACCGCCAGCACCGCCAGCGTTTGATGTAACAGAAACGCCTACGGCTGATATTCCACCACCGCCTGGCCCATTAGCACGGTGAGTAAAGTTTGATGCGCCACCATTGAAACCAAAATTAGTTCCAACACAAGTAGCCCCAAACTCGGTTGTAAATGCGTCTCCACCGCCACCGCCACAACCACCAGAATTGGACTGTCCGTTTGTTTGTGTTGTTCTAAGTCCTGCACCACCACCAGCAGTAGAAACCAGTGCACCAACATTAGAACCTGTGCCTTGAGTACCATTGTTGTTGCCACCTGTACCACCAAGACCTTTGGCACCAATAGTTATGGTTTGGTTGGTAGACAAATAAACGGTTGTTTGTACTCTTGAACCTGCACCACCACCACCGGCGACAAAACTCATAGCACCTCCACCAGCACCTCCTCCACCGCCCGCAATCATCCAGATATCGAACAGCCCACTTTTCGTGACAGCCAGAGTTGATGAACTTGTGAAGGTCAATAGCGTGTAAGCAGTACCGGCAACCGTGATCGCCGTACTTGATGCAGCTGTACCAGAAGCTGCACCATAACCAGTTGACAAATCAACCCATGCTGAACCGTTGTACACCTGCAACGCTGTTGCAGTCGAGTACGCAACCATGCCGGCTGATGGGCTTGGGATTGCAGAAGCCCTTGCAGCTGTTCCTGCGAACACCATGACGGATTGATCCATCAAGTAATTCTGGACATCACTTGATGTGAGTACATCTCCAGGTGAGAAAGTTTTGCGTCCTGATCCAGCCATGATGCCCCTATTCTATACCGACACCCAAGAGGTGCCGTTGTACACGATGAAGTTGTATGCAGTGGAGTATGAAACCATTCCTGCTGATGGGCTAGGTATCGCTGTGTCACGTGTTGCTGTACCAGAGAACACCATAACCATTTGATCCATCAAATATCCTTGGACATCACTCGATGTGAGTACGTCTCCAGGTGAGAATGTTTTGCGTCCTAAGCCTGCCATAGTGTTCCCATTCTAGGTCAAACCGTAAAGGGTTGAATCCAACGGTGACGTGTCCAACACGAACGGCAAGACAAGTTGCACTTGCCCTAACCCAACGGTGACGGTGTGTCGTTGTGGGTTGATGCTGTGACGTATGGATTCGACCACCACATTCTGTGTGACCGTTGCAGGTGTACCGGTGGCGAACTGTTTGCTGACCGACAGAATGTCACCAATCTCCAACCCTGCCATCTGTGCTTGCTGTGCGGTAGTCAACGCATTCAACAACACATCCATCTCCGAGAACCTGACCACAGGTTCCTGAAACCGTGACAACAACGACAACGCCAACGCAGACCCAGCAGCATCAGTGGCCAACGGAACCCCAGTCAACGACAACGCCTTGATCCCATACTGTGTTTGCGACGCAGTACCAGAAGCAACACTCGAAGCCGTACCACCCTCAATCTGCACAGCCACACGATTCAACACCGTCTCAGCCCCATACTGATTCGCCAACGACAAAATCGGAATCCCAGCCGTACCACCAAACGAAGCCACAGCCGTACCAAACGACACAGCAATCCGAGCATCAAACTCAACCAACCCCGAACGATTCACAAACAAACGCCCACCCTCAGCAATAGCCACGTCTTGGAGTGCTGTAAGCACATTCGTTGCATCCTCATACGCAACCGTCCCACAGGTCGCAATCCCAGTCTCAATGTTTCGCAACGCAGTCGAGAACGCCACCTCTGGACGATCCAAGATTGCCGACACACGGGCAGAGGTCAGTTGTGATGAAGGGTTGAATGCGGTCAGCACAGTCTGACCGAGTTGACCGAGCGCATCAGTAGCGACAATCGTTGCTGTTGACAGATTCGGTTCGGCATAATCAATGTTCAAGTCGTAGATGAAACCTGAGAACATTGAAGTCGTACCGGCTGTACCGCCGTACACCTCAAACTTTCGACGTGGAGCAATACCCACAGTTCCACCCGAATACCATTCTGACGCTGTGTTCAGTGGATCAAAGTATCGTGCAGCTGCACGATCATCAGCAACAATGGTGCAGTTAGATGACGGGAAGTTATCAAGTTGAGTTGTACGACCACGATTGATATTTATGTTTGTCACATACTCGGTGATGTCAACAAAGTCTGTTGACCCATCCAACACATCAGTACCATCCAACAGGCTTGAATCCAATGTGAATGCATCAGCCAAGAACCCAACATCCAACAACACCTTGTATGTTGAACCCCACTTCGCAGCCTTAGCCATTAGAAGAACGCAGTCAAATCGCCACCATTGAGACGCGCACGACGAGTCATCAAATCACTAATCTGCTCAGCAATCTCATCTGGTGAAGAAATAAGACCAGCGTTCACATTCACCACCATCCCACCCCCAGCAGGATTCGCCTTGAACCCAGTTGAGTTACCAGTCACCGTTGCCGGAATAGAAGCAGCCGCACCAGCCATCGGATTAGCAGCCGCAATCCTTGGATATTGAGCAATAACCCTAGCAACCTCAATTTGCATATCCTTGTACCGACCCAATGCTTCAGTTTCATTATCAATCGCATCAGCGACAGCATCAGTCGCATCAGCCTGCTTCTGCTTCGCATCAGTCAACGCATCCGACAACTCCTTGAATATCTCTGAACCAACCGAAGCACCAAAGATCGCCTCATTCAACAAACCAGTCGCAGTAGTCAAACCATCAGTCGCCTCAGTCTGCGCATCAATCGCATCAGCACTCGACAACTTCGCCTCAGCCAACGCAATCTCAGCCTCACGAATCGCCTGAGGTGTTGACTCAGGATCAGCACGAACCTTCTTCAACGCATCCTCAGCATCCTTGATCGCAAACAACGAACCCTCGACGTTGTACCCAGCGCGCTCCAACCCACGCTGAGCCTGCGTCAACTCGAACGCAGCCTTCTTAGCCTGAGGCGAATCAGCACCATACCCAGCCACAGCCTGATTGAACGCAGCCTGCGCGTCAGCCACACCTTGGTTCGCAGCCGTCAACGACTGGCCAGCCTTCACCGAAGCCTTCTGCGCATCAGTGAACGACTTCTGTGCAGAGTTGCTTGACTTCAACGCATCGGTATAAATCTTCAACTTCTCGGTCGCAGTCTTCACAGCCTTAGCCACACCACCAGCACCTTTACCATCAAGCCCAGCAAGTCTTGCAGCCAACTCAGCAGCAGCCTTCTCAGCATCAGTCATCGGTGGCACAACCTTTGCCACCCTGCGTCCGAACTCATCAACTTGTTCAACCAAAGGATTCATGTTCTTGAATGCGTTCAACGCAATAGCAGCATTGCCCACTTTGATGCGGAACCTATCAAACATCGCACCAGCACCCTCTATTGAAGCCTCTGCTGCTTCTTGGATGTTTGAAGCAGCAATCGCAGCTGCAAGGGCTTGAGCGGCAAGCAATGGGTTCTTGGCAACCGCTGCACCCAACGCAATACCATCGGCGAGAATACGAACGGTCTTGGCTACACCGGCAGTGAACTGAAGCATACCGACATACATGTTTTCCAAGGTATTGATTGCAGATATACCGAAGTCGCCCATCGCAGAAGCAGCAATCGCCAATGCAGGGACTAGACCTTCGTTGCCAATCGTCCTAGCAAACAGCAACACACCAGGAATGATGTTCTTATTCACATAAATAATGAACTGTTTGAAGTATGGCAACAAGATTGTTCCAAGTTCAGTTGCGGCATCACTCAATGAAGCCTTCAAGATTCGCATCTGGTTGGCAAACCCATCAGAGGTTCGAGCGAAGTCGCCTTGCGCCAAACTTGTGTCCTTGAGGATCAATGCGTAAGCAGCTTGAGTTTTCGCATTGATGTCCAACGCGCCTTTGCCGTCGTACAAACCTAGAGTCGTTGCTTCTTGTTTCAATCGCACATCGTTGATCGCAACACCGAATCGCTTCAACGGTTCAGTCTCACCAGACAAACCTGAACGCAACGCTTGGATTGCGTCCTCAATGCCAGTGTTGTTGAATGATGCTAAGTCAGCAGCCAACCCGATCAATGTGGTTGACATCTCGGCTGCTTGACCTTTGCCAGTACCGAATGCCTGCAATAAGTTTCCGAATGTTCCTGTGGCTTCTAACGCAGCCTGCTTCGTAATACCGAACGCCTGTGCTGATGTGTCAGCAAACTCGTTGACTACACCAGCTGCTTCACCGAATACAACATTGACTTTGGATTGCGATTCTTCCAAACTGGATGCCATATTGACTAACTTCAATGACGAAGCAGCAACAGCACCAAAGGCTGCGGTGCCTGCAATAGCCATTGTTTTGAACGACGGCAGAACAGAAGCAATCCTGCTCCCCATCCCACCTACATCATCGCCAACCCTCTTGATGCCTCTAAGCGCACCACCGACATCGGAGATGAACTTGACAACAAAGGTACGTTCGCCAGCCATGCGGCAATTCTAGATGACATCCTGACTTGCCAAGCGCACGGCTTCTCGGTACTCGGCAACCATCACACGGAAATCATCAGCCATTGTTTTCCACAACGCATGACCTTCCAAATGAGAATACTGTGTCATCGGTTTCGCAGCATCCCACCACGCATCATCCATCTCAACACCAACAGTGCGCCTGCGTCGAGGCTGAGCAGATTGACGTGGTGACGCAGGTGTTGGGTTCCGTGCAGGTTCGTATTGGAAGTCTGTGTCAATGAACTTGCCTGATTGTTCGTGGAACTCCCAAGGTTGATCTGGTGCATGTTGTGGAAGGTAGAAGATACGAGCAGGGTCTTTGGTCGCAGGGTCGCCAACAAGGTTGAGTCGTTCGTGTAGTTCACCCCATATCGCTCGCCACAGTCCTGCTGGCACACGCTCAGCCAACGGCAGAACCAAGTGATAGTGAGGATCATCTAGTCGATGCGAATATGTGGAATAGGCAAGATACTCAAATCCATCAAGGTTGGCGTTCGCAAACGACTCGCCGTCCATGTCAACCACCAACGCTTCAATGAAACGAACAGCAGTGTTGCCTCTAGTCCTGCCTTGGTAGTACTCAACAGGCGACCACAACGCACCATCAGACTTGTGCGCATTCTCCTCATGGTGCATCAATCGTTCTTTGAGGTCATCCCAATTCGTGGCGAACGGCTTCGGCTGAACAGACTTGACCGAATCAAAATAGACAACCATGAACGCCTCCCTAACTACAGGGTAGCGAAACCACAGCCAAAGTCAACTATCTAAATGACCTTCATGAAATCACTCAACAGAGGCCCAGAACCAACCGATTCGCGTTCTATCGCTTTGGCTGCTTCCTTACCTGCCAAACCATCCAAGACCTTCTGAATCGCATCTAAATAAGCGTCAGCAATATCAGCCTTATGTTTGCGCACCGCAGGCCAAAAGAAATATCCTGACTGCCCACGATGCCTAAGAAACTGGGTTGTCCTGCCCCCACCCTTGCGGAACATCTCAGTTCCAGCGCGTGACTTAGCCCCAGCCACAGTCAGGTTCCCTGATCCATACGAACCACCACCGAACTCGGCACCAAAGAACACGTCACCTCTAGTCACCTGTCGCCTTACCCTGCGACGTGTCTTGATGTTGTACGACGAACCAAACTTCCTAGACCTAGAGTTGAACGGCGAGTTCTCCTTCAGTTTGATTGTTGGCACACGGTCACTAGTTGCAACCATGCCCTTCATCACTTCCATAGCCTGACGATTACGAGTCACCGAAGCTGCTTCAAAGGTGGCTGCAACGACGATCAAATTGGCAACTCGTTTTGATGCGATACGAGCATATTTGTTGAACTCATCGTATTGCTTTGAAGCATCACGAAGGTACTCAGTGATCCCCAGTATCTGTACCGGAGCATCGTTCTGAATGTTTGAACGGAATGTTCCTGCACGACTTGTGCCTGGATTAGGTCTTGCCATACACCGATACTACTTGCCTAGATGAATGGCTCTCCATCGAAGGTACGCCAACATTGTGAACAGCATTCGTGGTTCTTCTGCCAGCAACACTGATGGTGCAATCCCTGTCTCGCAAGCGAGATACGAAATTACCCAGTGGGCTGACTTATCTCCAAAGGGACGATCACTGCTTCTGCGCTATCTCCCACTTCGAGTGCTTCAATCTCATCGCACCACGATTCAAAGTCCAACCCAGTCTTCTTCAACCGTTTCTCTGCATGCCATCCAAGGTATGCAAGATCGGTCAATGTGAGTTCGGCTTCAAACTTGGCGACACTGCGATTGTATTTGTTTTCAAACGCAATGAAGTCAGGGAACGCAGCGAAGATCGTTCGTTGCTTGCCATCTAATGCACTAGTCAAACTGAGTGCTATTTTCATTCTCTACCTCCGCAGGTAAGGGATTGGATTATTTAGAAACTACGCGCCAGTACCTGTCTTAGTGATTGCACCAGAGATTGGGAAACTGATTGACATTGTGGCTAGGTCGCCTATGGCACCCTTGACCATCTCGTGTGCAGTCGGCAGAACCGAGAACGCATACTGTGGATTCGAGGACGAAGCAGCAGCAGTTCCGTTTGGCTTCACTGTCATCGGTACAGCAGTACCAGCAGTGAACGCATCAAAGAACAACTTCTCAATCGTTGGGTAGTCCTGTTGCAATTCCATTGTGATCGAGTTATCGATCAAGCCTTGGATTCGCGTCACAGCTGAAGAACCCATCGAAGTTGTGGCAACTTCAGCCGCACTTGAAGACAATGTAATTGACGTTACATACGCGCTGATGTCCGTGTTGGCAGTGCCGTAGGTGACTGCGACGTTTGTGAGTACTTGCTTTGCCATGATGTCTGCTCCTGCCTATCGGCGTTCGAGTTGATGTCTGCTCGGCTGAGCCGATTGCATAACACTACACGCCACAAGCAACCTACGGCAAGGGGTCAGGCGTACACCGTGACAACGAAGTCAATCGCCAGATACGTTGCGTCATTCGCTTCAAGGGTGGAGATGTTGCTTGCAGACTCAACAATCAAATCCTGCACCACACCACCCAAAGTCCGATCCGACTCAATCGCCTGACGAATTGAAATAGCACCCTTATATGACAGATAGCCATCCAACAAAGTTTGTGCAGTACGCTCAGCCGAACGACCAACCACAACACTGATCGTGAACCTGTGAGTAATCAAACCCCCACCCATAGCCCCGTTGTACTGAATACTGTCTAGCAACGGCCAAGCGAACGGGGTGTTCACATTGTCAGGCTGATAGGCGTAAGCGCGAAGCCCTGACACGGTTGCTAGGTTCGCAGCCAAACCAGTTTTGATCTGGGAGACGGTAGTGACTGAACTCATGCGAATAAACGCATGCGTCGGTACGGCTCGACGAGCTGTGCCACGTCAGGGTCAAGCGCACGGCTCACCCTGATTGCACCCATGTCACCGAAACCTGCGACACCCAACGGACTGTCATATCGTTTGAACAATCTTGAAGCCTGAATGATCGTTGCCTGCGTTACCGGCTCAGGAACATACGGCCAACCAAAGTTTGCTGTCACCTTCACCAATGCTTGTGAACCGTAGTTGGCATTGACAGTTGGGAACAGGTAGTCACCGACTGCACGAATCTTGTCAAACGCCCAGGTGATCCCATCAAGATCACCGTTCAATGGTTCCAACTGATAATCGGTCACAGCCCAAGTTGTGTCAAATATGCCGTCAGCATTCGTTGAAGTTTGCAAAGTGAGCGCAGTTCCAGACATGTCATCTATAGAACAGAAGAACGAATCCTCAGCCTGAAACACCCGAGAAGTTGCAGACCCAACAACCCAAAACTTTCGGTTGCAGTAACCATCAATCAGACGTGACGCAGCTCCAGCACAGTTGTCAATGAGTTCATCATCAATCGTGTCAGCCGTACCAATGCGCAACGCTGCTTTGATCTGGTTGCGTGTGGAATAGCCGTTGGTGATTGCCATAGTGTTCCAATCCTAGTTTATTGAAGCGGCTCCACGATACTGCGTACCTTCCAAACTGTAGTTGATAAACGGATTCAACGAATAGACCTGACATCCATACACATCAAACAACCGTTGCTTCATGTCTCGAAGATGTTGCTCATACAATGCCCAAGGAATATCACCCTTCACATACCCCTCAACCCGTTCAGCACCACCTAACTCACCACAATCAGCACCGACCAACACAATGAACTTCGCACCCATATACGCAGCCAAATGCATTGAGCCATGAATACTCGATGATCCAATGATTAGCGAGTTGTCTAGCGTAGGCCAGTCCTTGCCAGATGGATTGAACGATGAACCAGGACGACCAGTGGTAGTTGGGAACGTGACAATCTTTGGCATGAAACCTGTGAACTCTGCGTCGGTGCCATGCTCACGCAACGGTGTGAACACAACTACCGTCTCATTGTGCTGTGCTTCTGATACTGAGTCAAAATGGTAATGGCTGAACACGTAATACTTGCTCAGCCCGAACACCGAACCACAGAAGTTCGTTGCAACACAAATCTTGTCATCAAAGAAACTCGGTGCCAGATAGTTCAGCGTTGCACCAGAACCAAACACAAAGATCGTCTCGCCGTCATGCACACCTCTGAAATCTTCTAATCCCACCCCAAGTCCCTTCGACGCTTCAAATCCCAATGACCAACATCAGGCACACCAGTCTGCCAACGCAACTGATGCAACTCCTGATTGGATTGGAAACTCTTGCTGTTCTTATCAGCCAAAGATTCATCCGACCTAATGGTTGAAGAATTGTCGTGAATGATCCGAGCCTGCGAAACCTTCACCTCAACATTGATCCGACGCGCACGTTCCTCAAAATCGTTGTCCTCAAAATATGCGGGCACATAACATTCAGAGAACAAGCCGACACGCTCAACCACACCAGCACCCACCCACGCGCACGACCAACCAGGCATTCCAGTCGTCAACGTAATTGCATCAGGTTCACAATCTTTGTAGAACGCTTCCAGTTGACCTGGTTCAAAGAACGCATCAGAGTTCAACAGAATCCAGCCGTCAGCCCGAGGTGTTGCTTTGATACCGAGGTTCCATGATGGTGCCACACCAAGGTTCGTTGGCATACGCCACAGATACCAGTTCTGAATGTACTGCCAAGGCGCAGTCCAAGCCAACATGTCAGCGTCATACCCATCGCCGTTGTCAACGATGATGAGCTGCTCAACGGGATAGTCAATCGAACGGATCGCCCGTTCTAGTAAGTCATACCTGTTCAGGACGGGGATGATGATGCACGGCACCATTCAGCAAGTCCCTTCATCACAGGCTTCCAATGAGCCTCCCAAACAGCGTCAGCGTTGTATGCCTGTGCGAAGTCCACAGCCACCTGATCAACCCCTCTAGGAGCGTCGTAGGCGTGTCTCAGGGCATCCACAATCGAACCCACCTGAGGTGTGCAGAACCAAGAACGCTGAGCATTATCCCAAAACGGTTGCACCTCCACAGCCCACCCAGACCCAACCAACTCCGGCTGAGCAGAGAAGTCCGAAACAATCACTCTGGTGCCACACGCCTGAGCCTCGATCACAGCCAACCCAAACCCTTCACCCATAGATGCAGATAACAGCACGTCAGCAGCTGCGTACATTGATGCCAACGCCTGCTGAGGGAACCCTGTGCGATATGCGTACTGATCAACAATCTTGTATTGATCCTCACGAATCCCACACGCAGCCAACAGATGAATCAAATTGACTCCACCCATTGCACCATCCTTCTCAGTGTGTAGATACAGGATTGCGTCAGGTTTGTCTTGCGCAAAGATACCGAACGCCAACATGTTCTCGGCGAATGATTTGCGTGATGGACTAGCACCCTTGTTGGCTGCGTTCATCATCACCACAAACTTGTCGTCAGGAACATCACCCATCAACTGCCGACCAGTGAATGTCTTGTCACCATTCACAAACTTGACATCAGGATTGAACACCGACTCAATGCCATGAGGAACATAGAAACATTCCACATCAGCATCATTCAACATCTGCTCACCAAACCTAGACATTGCAATCGGTTTCACGTTTGGACGAGCACACCATTCAATAACATCTGCTGGACAGGGTGCATGGTCAATCGGAACCCATGATGCAATGTTCGCAACCATATCCAAGGACTTTGATTTCAATGGCCACACATCAAACAAAGTCATCAACAAGGAAGGCAACTTTGGATTCCCATTCGCCCAGTCCATTCCATGAGCAACCATCACATCATCAGAATATGGTGCCATTCCACGTGGATACATTTTGATTCCATTCCAATTTGACGTAACTCCTTCGAGTCCGTACATGGCATGGATTGCTACTTCGTGACCTTCTTTGACGAGCCTTGTGACGGCTTGCGCTGTTTGCGTACCGTAGCCGGTGGGAACGAATGGAGCGTTGGAATACCAGAGGATTCGTAACGAGTCTGCATTGGCAGGTCTGCTACTTCTGGCAAGTGTGCTATCCCCCGATGCAACAACATCTCTGCTTCTAGGGGTGGTAGTTCGACCATTGTGTTTCGGATTATTACCAGCATTCTTCACTTTCTTCTCCTTCGCAGATCGCAGGGGGTAAATAGAAATAGGGTCGGTACGCCCTGCGTGTTCGTACCGACCCTAAGCCTAGGGGAATTATGGGATGTAAGGGAACAAGCCCCTCAAGCCTTATGGCTGGAGGAGATGCTTGACGTGAGTTACTTGTGGCAAGTTTGAGTCAACACGGAATGTTGCTCGGAAGGTAGCGAGACCTGCGCTGAATGCGAAGTCATCGGAACGATCCAACTTGATGCCACCAACACTACGGACGTAGAACGAAGGCAAGTGACCTACGATTACGGACTTGGTGCCTGTGGTGGCTTCTGCCATTGAAGGGTTCTCATACAGTGGTTTGCCCAAGAGCATGTCTGGGGAGTCCATTGCCAACGAAGGTTGGAAGACGTAATTGCCTGCCGTGTCCTTCAACTTGCGAACTCGACCAATCGACTGACCAGTCATCATCCAACCAACACCTGGAAGGTTGCGAGCTGCACCATCCAAGGAGTAGAGAAGGTCAATGAGGTTGTCTGCTGTGAATCCAGTTGCTGTGCCTGAAGTACCACCAACAGACGAAGCTGCGACGATACCAGTTGGCTCATTCGTTCCGGTTCCGACAGTCAACGCTGATCCAACAGCGAAGCCCAATGCGTTACCGACCTGATCAGCCAAGAAGCTGAGCATGTCAACACCAGAATCTTCAAGAAGTTCCTGCGACACTTGTGTCAAGAAACCGTATTTGAATGCTCCGAGTGTGATGAATGCTGCGAACGCTGGATCGCTTTCGCCCAGTGTTGCTGCTTCTGAATTGACAGTTCCAACTGAGTAAGTTGACAAACGTGGAATCTGAAGGTTCTCGCCACCAGCAGTGTTGAGGACAGTTGATGTTGCCAAGACTGGCGCAATCAAACGTGCCTTCATGATCACCTGGTTGTAGAACGATGTCGGTACTGGTGAACCAGTGCTCGACTTCAAGATGTCACGACGCTCGAAATTAGCCGAACGTGATTCGCCCTTGATGAGCGCACGGATCATTGCGACATCTTCGTTCACTGGTGCCGAAGCAACAGGGCGAACTTGATCTGCAATTTCACGGGTTGCTGCGTCCATGCGAAGTTCACGTGATTCATCTTCACGGAGTTTGGCAATGGTTGCTGCTCGCTCGTTCATCTCATTGTTCAAACGGCTGTAGGTTTGCTCTTCTTCTGCTGAGAGGTCACGCTTTTCAGCTGTGGCTACGTCAATGATTGCTTTGGCTTGGTGCCATGCTTGCTGACGAATCTCAACTTGACGGTCTAGATATTCTTTCATGATTGTTTTCTGCTTTCGGATAGTTGATGGATTGGGGATACGCAGGGAGTTACTACTTCTCAACCTGATGTGGCTCCACATACAGCAACAAGGTTGACGGCTCCGTCAACTATGCAGTGAACAAATGCTAGGCGATGGACTTCAACAAATCAAGGTGCTTCGCCATCACACCTAAACGAGCCGGTGCAGAATCCTGCACAGGTTCAAGTTTGGCGACAGTTTCACGCAACAACATCGCATGATCTTGCGACAATGTTTGACCTGATTCAAGGTTCGTGATCGCAGCTGCGAGTTGATCTGCGTCAATACCTGTGCGAGTAGCAAGGGCATCAAGTGATCGGACTGCTGCTGTGGTGGCTGCATAGGCTGGGAACCCTGTGACAACGCTGACCTCATAGAGTTTGATCTGACGGAGTTCACGCGACTGACCATCATCAGACCACATGTCGCCACCAGAAGGAACGGTGAAGCCGAACGACATTGAGTTCACATCGCCACGTTGCATCAAGACCGACAGGTCACGACCAATCGTCGTATCAGGCAACGATGCGTCAACGAATAAGCCTTTGGAGTCTTCAGATAGTCGCAGTGTTTTCGCACGGGTTGTTGCAAGAAGCATGCTTGAATCGTGGTTCATGTACATGCGCACATTGTTCTTTGATTTGAGTGACCGTGCGAATGCGCCTGGAGCGATTCGTTCAATGAACGGCAACGGCTCTGAAGGCGAGTTGAATACTGCTGCGTAACCCGTGAACGACATCCCATTGCCTTTTGGATCGGCACGAAGTTCAAACTCGTTTGATGTGATGCGACGTGTTTCAACAGTTTGTTCCATGTCGCCAATGCTAGTACCAAATGAGCCAAGCGATCTAGATGACTTCGGATGACCCTTCGGCAACAGATCATTGTCGCCAATGTATTTTGCATTCTCAGGTCTGCCGTTGCGCAACAAATACAAGAACGCATTCACCCGTGCATAAGACCATTGATCCCGTGTCACACCTGGACGATGCGAAGTTGAATACGCTCCAGCTCCTCGACGGAACACTGTGCGCAACATACCAACCGTTGCCCGTTTGCCAGCGTTGTCACCAACCTCATCGTTGTGTTCTTTGGCTTTGTTTGCCAAACCTGTCTCAATGGCTTCTGATAGTTCAATCGTCTTCCCACTAGCTGGAGCCTTCGCAGACCCAACAGGATTCTTGTCTGATCCCGTGATCTGATCTTTCGGTGGGGCAGGAGCATCAGCGCGTTCGGCTTTGATCGCTTCAGCCTTCGACATAAACCAATTCATCGCAGGTTCAGGGTCAAGTGGGTTGATGCCCCACAGATAGAACGCCACTGCACCGGCACCAGGAAACTCTTTGTCATCAGGGTCAGAGTTCTTTGGTGCATCCAAGTCCACAAGATGTCTGGCACCCCAAGCGTTCGTGCGAATCACCTTGTCCTCAGTGATGTCCCCACGCGCCATATCCCGTGCCTCACGCACAGTCCGATCCACCAAACCGTCACCAGCCAACCCTTGACCGTAGTAGTCCAAACCTTTGCGAGCTGCTGAACGAATATACACAGGAACATCCAACGACACTTGACGAACCTCATCGTCCTCTACATCTTCCACTACATCATCAATGACTTCTTCTTCTTCGTGTTCTTCAGATTCCCAAGCGTTGCAATACCAACCACCATTCACATACGCATCCCACTTCATGCAATACGCTTTCAAATCTCTGCCATCTTCTTGAATCATGTCTTCGTTGTAGTAATGGCAGTTGCCACATGCGCGACCTTCAGGAACATCAGCAGCCAACGCAGGACGATAGTTATCTGGCAACGCCCGTTCACCACCAGGTTCCATATCCTCAGCAATCGACACAGCAACCATCTGATCAATCGCATCCTGCTTCGTAGTGTGGCAACCAACAACTTCACCATCTTCTTTGACGGTTGCCCAACCTGAACAATCAGGTGATTTGTCTGTAATGAAATAAGGCATCAGACCAACAACAATACTTCAGCATCATCATCCAAGGAGGAGAACGTCACCGAACCCAACGCACCCACATCGGCACCACCAAGCCGTGCCACAGCCACAGCCGACACAAACAAAGGTGATCGAGGCTTGGGCACCTCAACAACAATCTGTTCTGGTAGTTCTTGTTTCTTGACCGGCGAAGCAGGTTGCTTCCACCAGCGTGAACCAGCAGGAGGAATATACGGTGGCTCAGGAGCTACTGATTGCGCTGTGGCTGAAGCAACCAGCCCATCCAACGGTGCATCAAATACAGGGAAGATGACCGATGACGCTGAAGCCGTTGCGTCTAATCCCCCGAGTGAAGCATTGAGAACAGGGAACAATGTTGATGATGCTTGAGCAGTGGCATCTAGCCCACCCAAACTTGAAGACAGAACAGGGAATATCTTGGATTGCGCAGTCGCATTCGCAGCCAACCCACCCAACGATGAAGCCAGAACAGGGAACAATGTTGCTTGCGCAGAGGCTGATGCACTAACCCCACCCAAAGACGATGAACCTGTGGCAACAGTTAGGAACTCGCCACCATCAAGAACAGCTGCGCCATCAAGCATTGAAGT